AAGTATCTTGGTCCGTTTAGTTCGGATAGGTTTGGCCCACGACCGTTGTTCTTCAGCATAAATTCATATGCGAATCTCCAGTCCTTGCCATATTCAGTTTTGGCCCAAGTCAATAGATCATTACGGCTGTTGCCGCTTTTCATCCAAGACATCAGACCACTTATTAAGTGTGTCATGTTTTCTCCTTTGATGTATGGATGCTTGAGGAAAGCAATACCCCGGAACTTCCCCGGCGGTGCAATACCCTTTGGGTATCGTCAATCGCTTGTAACGCATGGATTATGCGCTTGTCTATCCAAGTGTCTGTGTGAGAAATAGTGCAGGATTACTGCTCTATTCACCTTTATTTATACTAATATAATGCATCGCAACAAAAAGATCAACCATAAATATAGCATGGCTGTAGTGCTATTTTTGCATGGGTGTGCCAACTTAGGATTGACAGGAGTTATCACAGAGTATATACTTTGTTTTAAAAAAGGTTAAATACACTGTAACGGAATTTTTGATATGAAAATAAAAACAAGATCAATATTACAAGAACTTAATTCAATTGCTGAAAGGCGTGATACTGAATCATTGATAGAAAGCAGGGCTGCTAATATCATAAATTCTGCAATAAATTTGCTTGAGTTGATCAATAAAAGTTATGACGAAACTACCGCCCTTGAACTTGAGAGAAGGTTCATTAACTCAATAAAGGGTGCCGATCCCTCCAAGTTTAACAGAGGAATGAAAAAAATAGTCGAATCAAAGAGGATGAAAAAGAGCGATGACAGCGATTCTTAAGGAAGGCGGAAATATCTTTAAGAGTTCCGAAGGTGAATCTCTTACAGGTAGAATAGTAAAGGATGATGTTGTTCCTACAGTCCAATGGCTTGAAACCGTAACGGATCTTGAACTAACAGATAACATGCTCGGTACCACGGGCAAGAAAGCAGACAGCGGAGATCTTGATCTTGCTGTTGATGCAACAAAAATTACCAAACCAGAATTAGAACAGAGATTAGCAGAATACGTTAAAAAGTTGGGTGGCAATCCTAAGGATTACATTAGGAAGTCTGGAATCAGCGTACACTTTAAAACTCCGATCAGGGGAGACGAGAAGAACGGTTTCGTGCAAACGGATTTTATGTTTGGCGATCCCGAGTGGATGCGCTTTAGTCTAATAGGTGGTCAGGAAGGAAGCCAATTTAAAGGATCTCATAGACACATCATACTTTCAAGCATCGCAAAGACCAAAAACATGAAATGGTCGGCAAACAACGGTTTAATAGATAGAGAAACTAATGAAGTCGTCACAAAGGATCCAAACCAGATAGCCAAAATATTACTGGGGCAAACAGCAACAGGAAATGATCTTAACAGTGCAGAACAAATATTAGGTTACATTAAGAAGTTACCAAATTATGAGGAACTGGTAGCGGATGCCCGAGAAACTCTTGAGAAAGATGGCATCGATCTTCCTGATAATAAAAAGATAGAAAGTTACCAACCATCAAGCATTGGATGGATGAGACAAATGATTGATATCTGCTCATGAAGTTTAAAGAGATAGACATAAGATATAGTGCATTTGAAAAGCCTGGCAAGATGTTTACCATAGGCGATGTGTACGGTAAGAAAAATTTAAAGGTTCCACATGCGAAGTATGTGGACAACACCAACAAACAAAAGAAACTATTAAAGAAATGAGAGCATTTGAATTTTTAACAGAAGCAAAGGTAGGAAGAGAGTTCCAGCATCTTGAGGATCTTGTTTTTACTAATCCAAGTGATGGTGCCAAGCGTGCGGTTTCCATCCTAAAAGATATGGAAAAGGATGCTTCTGATGTTGCAGTTAAGTGGGACGGCAATCCTACTGTCTATTGGGGCAGAGACGATGATGGCACGTTTAGGCTGTTAGGAAAAAATAATTGGGGTAGAGACGAAGGTAAATCCTCATCCGCAGAAGACTTAGAAAAATTTATAATGAGCAGAGGCAAGGACGAAGACTGGCGTCCCAAGTTTGCCAAGGACATGGCTGATCTATGGCCAATATTTGAAAAAGCAACTCCAACAGATTTTAGAGGCTATGTGTATGGTGACCTTCTGTATCATCCAGGAAAACCCTATGAGGGCAAGGATGGAAAAATTAATTTCACTCCCAATCAAACCACATACCATGTAAAGGTTGATAGTAACATAGGAAGAAGAATGGCCAAGAGCAAGATTGCTGTTGCTGCCCACCAGACCTATGACTACTTCGGAGACAAGAGTGGAACTCCAATAAGTGATGTATCGGATTTTAATAACACTCCGGACCTCGTGGTTCTTGGACAGCAGTATGTGAGCAAGGCTCCTCCGGTAAATGCTGACAACCTCTCAAACATAAGCCAGGTAGCAGATCGCTCGCAAAAGGATATTGAACAGTTCTTCAAACCACAGGCTGGACTAAGTGATCTACAGAACATTTTTTATACATTTATAAATCAAATGAGCAGAGACAAAAAGTTGGGTGAACTTGATAGAAACAGTTTCGTAAATTGGTTACAAAACAGCAAGGTATCGGCAAACAAGCAGAAGAAAATCGTTGACATGTCAGATAAATACTCAAGAGTAATTGACGACATCTTTTATTTGGTTAGAGAGATAATGAAAGCCAAGGATGAAGTCATTGCGGAACTTGATGCTGCCGAAGCGGATGTTACTGCAACAACAAAGGGCAAACCAGGCGGAGAGGGTTACGTTAAGACAAAGGATTACGTAAAACTCGTTCCAAGAGACCGTTGGACCCCATTTAGAGCGGATTAATTCGCCAAAATCCCCAAAAAACACACCATAACTCCTAATTTTACCCATTTTGGATAAATACTTGTGCTTAGAGAAAAAAGCCAGCCCTTGAGCAGGGCATAATGATAATAGAGGAGAAAAAATCATGGCAGATTTATCAAACGGAAGCTCAGTCTTCCAAACTTACACAAACGCAGGTGCAGGTGTTGCTGAATTAGGCGACAACAAATCAGCAAAAACTAACGGTAATGGTATTGCAGGCAGAACGCTTATCGTATCCGTTACAGGAACTGACGACACTAACGTAACTCAAGCAGAGCTTGACGGTGTTATCCAAGGTATCGCTTACGGCGAAACTAATGGTTCACCAACTTCAACTGATGCATTTACAGTAGTTGGTGTTGCTGGATCAGTTGCTTCAGGAACTATGTATCTTGCACTACAAGGAACAGGCACTCTACAAACTACTAAGGGTGACTACTACACTGCAACTACAGTGACTTCTGTTGCTGACTTCCCAGGAATCAGCGGCTAATAAAAGTTTTAATAACTTTGGAAAGGGCGGAGAGAAATTTCCGCCCTTTTTTTATGACTGGTAAATAGAGTCGATGCCAAGATATAAAATCAAGACAACTGTCGACATTACCAGAACCAATCCTGACCGGGATGATCCTGATCAGGTTAGGCATGCCCAGCAATCCAATTTTAATACATTGGTTCAAGGCATAGGAATGCGTTCAAACATAGATTGGGATAATGATCCAATAAGAATAAAGAATGACGATGCAGTTTACTGGGAATGGGAATTCCTAACTGAAAGGCCTGACGTGTTCCTGCATGAAAATGATCCTGTGGGACTTCTACTAAACGATCTGCACGGCATACCCGTAATTAGAAATCTAACAAATTCTGATCCTCTTGATCCCGCAATTTTTCAAACCCACGGCGATAAAACAAATATTTGGTTTAATACTGCTGTTTTATAGTTTCCTAATATACCATAAATATTAGCATGAACAAATTACATTACAACGGAATAATGTACAGCACGATATTTTTTATGCTGTTCGGCTTTCTATTATCACTGTATGGACTACACACTGACGCCCATAACATAGTTTATGTGGGTGTTGCTATAATGAGTGGTGTGTGTGCCGTGTGGTGGTTTTGGGTTATGTTCGTTATTAAGGATATGTTTATTAGGGTTGAAAAGGCAGCGGATAAGATGACGGAAGTAAAGGAAGAACTATCAGGAATAAAGGCACTTATACGGAAACTATTTTCACCAAAAGATGATAAATAAACGTATAAGGCAATAACACAGGCTATCTATAAAAACGCATTAGGCCAACTCAGAGTTTACTAATTGCCCCTGGAGTAGGGGAGTTTTTGGAGAATATTAGATGGCGCAAAGCCCAGTAACCAATTTAGAAAAAGAAAGTTTGGAAGCACACGTTGATCTGTGCGCTCTTCGCTATGAGCAGTTGGATAAACGCATGACCAAACTGGAAGAGAAAGTTGAACACATTCACGAAGACATAGTGCATGGACAGAAGTCAATGACCAAGGTACTGGTTGGAACAGCAGGCACAGTAATTGCAGCAGTAGCGTCAGTCATCGTTACCATCCTGCTCAAGATGTAAGCATTCAAATTATTAATTGTTTAAATATAGGCCTAAGGGGCCTTTTTTTATGAGTGACGTTTCGAAACGTTTTGAACAGTTAGTTAAATCAACCTACAAGAAATTCTAGGATCAGGGCACCATCCTGCCCGTAAAGACCCAAGAAGGAATCCTTGTGGGTGACGTGCTGATCCAAAGCGACGGCCCACTCAAGAACATAATAAAGAATGGCAAAATACTATACAAGGAAATCAGTCTCAACGCAGTGGCCATAAGAATAGCCAACTTGGTAGCATGGGACAAAAACAAAAAATTATGCGAAAATCTATACCAAATAGACTTGGAATACAGTCGAAACTTTATAGATAGCAAGATTTTTCTTGATAATTACCATAAAGCAAACAATTCAGAAAACCACATGCGTGCCGAAATATTGTGGACACGCTATGAAATAGCCAAAGAAAGGGCTATTATTGCCAAGGAGAAAGCAGAGGATTTGGCAAGGTTTTGAATAAATATATTACACAATCTGGGAAGAAGGACATGAAAACACAAGACCTATTTAAAGTAAAAGCAGATAAGATTAACGAATCGCTTCAAAAAGCATTCGGTAAGAAAATTGATCTTGCTAATTTTGATATTACTAAACTCGAAGATGCGAGAAACAAGTTAAGAACACAAATTAGCCAAGTACGAAACAGTTCATCGTTTAATGAGAATCTTGAAAATGATGCATATCATCAGGCGCAGTGGATGCTTGATGCTATCAACAAAGAAATTTCAGAAAGAGAAGAAGCAGCAATTAACGGTCTTGAAATTGCTGAATCCCCAGAAGAAACAACTCAACAAGAATCAACCTCCGGAGAAGAAATGGAAACTAAAGTTACAGAAGGTGAAGTGCAACAGGCGAGTGCTATCGTCACAGCAAAGACTATGGTTGATAGAATTGGTCGATTCATTGAAGAACTTTCCAGCATGGAAAATGAAACACTTCTTCAGTTAGGTGATTCTATCAGAGATGAAATTGGGCAGGCAGAATCAAAACAGTTTATTGAATCATCTGCTCCTTCAATTCAATCAGCATTAGAAAATTTAAAACAAACACGTGAGACATTATCAAACGCAGTAGGAGTACTTGCTGGTGAGCAAGCGCCAACAAACATGCTTGGTGCAGAACCAGAAGGTGATGACATGGAAGCACCTGCTGATACTGAAATGGATTCAGAGCCAGAAGGCGATGATTTTGCAACAGCAGAACCAGCAGCCGGTGGAATCGAAACTGCTGGTCGTGAAAAACGTGAATCAATTGATTATCAAGCACGCCTATTAAAAACACTTGCGGGGTAACACATGCGCCTCGAGAATCTGTCAAAAGATCCTGTAGTTGAAGAGGCCTTACAAGAAGCAGGTTTCTTTTCTAAGGCAATCAACACGGTTAAGGATAAGGCAGGAAAGGTTCTGGATGCACCAATAAACGTTCCAGCAGCCAAAGGACAGACAGCCACCTATACCACAAAGGGTGGAAAGACAATGCAAGGAACCACTCTTGATACTGATCCTTCAAACAAAAGTTCTTCTCACATGCAATTTAAACCAGAGAAGGGAGGAACATTTCCCGCACCTAAGTCAGGACTAAGACAGCAAACTTCATTGAGAGATATGGGAAAGGCATTGGGACAGGTTGGCAAGCAAGGAGCAATAGCTCTTGATAAGGCAACGGATAAATTTGCGAAGTCATTAGGAGCCCACGGAAGAAGCACAAAGGATTGGTGGGAAGTTGTCAAGAATGAAATCAAAAAGGATCCAAGCGATTCCAAGGCATTTGATGCAATAGTTAAGAGAGCAGAGGTTAGGCTTTCAGGAATTAATACAAAGGAACAGACCGATCTTGAAGCGTTTGAAGATTATATTGATAAAAAGTATCCAAGAAGTGCAGATCAAAAGATTGATGAACTATTACCTGCACTTGGTGCTCTTGCAGGTGGCGCCATAGGGCAGGGTCTTGCGGCAAGAGCGGGCGCAGGTGCAATTGGTAAAGCAATAGGCAGCACACTCGGAAGTGCGGCAGGCGGCACAGCGGCGGCAGCAGTAGGAAAATTAGCAAGTGGCGATCCGGCAGCAAATGCGCAAAGACAACAAGCAGTTAATGATCAAAAGAAACAGATTCAGGATGCAATTAGAATGAAACAAGAAGAAATTAGAGAATTGCAAAAACAGTTAACCAGCATAAAGTAATTGATATGAGAATTAGTGAAATATTTTTTGAAGATGAGTACACACAGGATGACGTTGCCGAAAGGTTAATTATCGTGTTAAAGAATCTGCGTGGTAGAGCCGCTTCAAAAAAAGTTCCTGCAAAATTTAACTGGAACGGCTTACAAAAAATAATGAAAGGATCAGGAGTATCACTTGCTGCTGATTACGAAACTTTCAAATCTATTTACGATTCAGTACCAGCAGTTCAAAATATTGTCAAAAACTTCAATGCTGACGGCATTGAACTTGATGTTCCTGGTGCACCTGATGCAGACAAAGAAGCACCAAAAGGAAAACAAAGCAGCCAAGATGCTGTTGATAAGATTGCTTCATCAGCCGCTCCAAAACAACTTGCCAAACAATAAAAATCACTCTTGACAAAAGTCTAACAAGATAGTAATATATACTGTATGACTGATGAAACACTTATGACCCCACCGCCATTCGTTGAACGATTTAAGTATAACGAATTAAAGCAGATAAACGATTCTGTCACACGAAAGCGTGTGTATCTTACACCTGATGGTGAAAAACTTCCAAGCGTTACCACAATCCTTAGTAGCACCAAGGACATGACGCATCTTAATGAATGGAAGAAGCGTGTTGGTGAGGAAAACGCAAGACGAATTACCACAGAAGCCGCAGGCATAGGAACTGCCATGCATGCCAATTTAGAGAGATATCTCTGTGGTATGGAAAGACAGCCAGGTAATAATGTTGTGCATGTTCAAGCAAACAAGATGGCAGAAGTTATTATCCAAAACGGTTTGAAGAATGTGAATGAAGTGTGGGCCATGGAACAGTCATTATACTTTCCAGGATTGTATTCAGGCACAACGGATCTGTGTGGTGTGTTTAACGGCAAGCCTGCGATCATGGATCACAAGCAGACCAACAAGCCCAAGAAGGAAGAATGGGTTGAGGACTATAAGTTACAGTTGGTAGCATACGCAATGGCTCATAATGAAGTATATGGCACGGATATCAAGACCGGCGTTGTATTCATGTGTAGCAGGGATCTACAGTATCAGCAGTTTGAGGTAACAGAACAGGATTTTCCTAAATATCGCGATATGTGGCTGGATAAAGTAGAAGAATACTACAATTCCATATAGACACCAAACACCCTGCTTTGATAAATATAAGTATAAGTTAGGAGTAGAATGTGGCTGTCGTACAAATAAGTAAAATTCAAATAAGAAGAGGACAGAAAAACGCTGGTAGTGGAGTTCCTCAATTAAGTTCAGCAGAATTAGCATGGGCTGTGGATTCACAGGAACTTTTCATTGGTAACGGTTCAGTGCAGGAAGGTGCACCTTATGTTGGAAACACCAAGATTTTAACTGAACATGATAACATTCTTGAACTGGCTTCAAGTTATAGATTTGCATCAGACGATCCATCAATTACTCTTAGCACTTCCAGAGCATTACTCGGAAAGATTGATGAAATAGAAGTTTCGGTCGCTGACTTCGGAGCGGTCGCTGACGGATCCACTGATAATGTTACTGCGTTTGAGAATGCCTTTACAGAATTATTTAGAAATGTTGATCCTAACTTTAAGAAAATATTAAAAGTACCAAATGGAGAATATCTCTTTGCGAGTGACTTAGACATTCCAAGCAATGCAATAATTAGAGGTGAAACACAGACTGGTGCTGTTCTTAATTTTGATACGAACAATATAAGGTTCATCACTGCCAATGGTTCTGCACTTGCTATCTTTTCAAGTTCTGATAGACCACACAATGTTGAAATGTCAAATTTAACAATTAAGAGATCATCAGGACAAACAAGAATCTCAGGACTTGCAGATTCTCTATTCAAGAACGTCAAGTTCAAGGGAGAATATGCATTAGGTAACGGAGTGTCAAGTTTAAGTTCGGAGCCCGCGGCAGTTTCTTGGAATAACAGTAACGCTGGATTCAAAGTAACGAATGTTACCTTTGATGGTTGTATATTTGAAAATAACAGTGTGGGCATAAGTTGTACACAAACAATTACTGCTGATACCACAGTAATAATTAAAAATTCACATTTTTCAGTTCTTGACACAGCAATTTACATTAATGGAATTATTGATCAAGGAAACTACTGGAGAATCTTTGATAACACGTTTGAAGAAATTGCAACACAGGCATTTAGAGCAACCAATGGTAAAGGAACTAAAATACAAAGATGTGACTTCAAGAACTGTGGTAACGGAACAAACTCTGCAGACAGTCCTTTAACTCCAATAGTATACTTCAATCAAAATATAGATAATCTCGTTTTAAATTGTACGAGCAATAGACAACAGGAGGCTGGTGTTGTAACTGCCGATACCGTTGATAATGTTTCCGAAGTTTACGGTAGTGATCTAACAACACTAATCAATAGAAATTATTCAGACATTTATCTTTCAGACAGTTTCAGACCAGTAGCGACCTTTTCAGCATTAAACAATTTTATGACTGTTAACTACATTTTAAGATTAGGTAGTTACGTTAGGCATGGAAATTTAATCATGTCAGTCGGAGACGATCTATCTAAAATTTCAGTATCGGATAATTATCAATATTCAGACTTATCAGCCTCGTCACCAGGAGGAGTCATAATGACAAACTTTGAATTTGATGCACAACTGAAAGACAATGACTCCGATAGTGGTATTGAAACCATAGTGTTGTATTACAAGAATCCTTTGGCAACAGGCCAAACAGGCACATTATCTTTTGATGTGTCATACGGTGTGTAATATAAGATACTTTATTTCTAATTTTGAAATGATACATACGGTATAAGCAATAAATTGAAAAGATTTATTGTTGATTTTTTACCGTAAATTTGTTATCATAATATGATAGTTTAATAACACGGAAAGGTTGTAAAAAACCTTAACCAGCCTTGATTCGATGTCCATCGTATCTTCGCTAAATATTGATGAGTTAGAAAACAAAAAGAAGGCAGAAAATGACAAAAGAGATATACATCACAAAGCGTTCCGGCTCCAAGGAAAAATTAGATTTAGATAAGATGCACTTCGTAGTAGAAGAAGCCTGTAAGGGGCTTACAGGAGTTAGTTCATCACAGATCGAAATGAATGCCGATTTACAATTTTATGACGGCATGACAACAGACGAAATTCAGAACATATTGATTAGAAGTGCTAATGATCTTATTTCATTAGAAGCACCTAACTATCAATATGCTGCGGCAAGGCTTTTATTATACAGCCTGCACAAAAAAGTTTATGGTCGTTATGAACACCTAAGTCTAATGCAAGTTATCAATAAAAACATTGAACGAGGCGTGTATGATCCTGCCATCAAGGAACACTATACTCAAACAGAATTAAAGAAAATGAATACGTGGATCAAGCATGAGCGTAATGAAGAATTTACCTATGCCGGACTGCGTCAAGTTGTTGACAAATATCTCTGTCAGGATAGATCAAATGGTGATATTTTTGAAACACCACAATTTATGTACATGATGATAGCGGCAACACTATTTGCTAACTACCCAAAGGAGACACGTTTAAACTACGTGAAGAAATATTATGACGCGACCTCACTTTTTAAGATCAACATCCCAACCCCTGTCATGGCTGGAGTGCGTACTCCTATTCGTCAGTTTGCCTCTTGTGTTCTTGTTGATGTTGACGATACTCTTCCTTCTATTTTTAGCAGCAACAGTGCGATCGGTTATTACATTGCTCAGAGGGCAGGCATCGGAATCAACTCAGGAAGAATCAGAGCAATCAACTCGAAGATACGTGGCGGAGAAGTTGCACATACGGGAGTAGTTCCTTTCCTAAAAGTTTACGAAGCAACAGTAAGAAGTTGCACACAGAATGGTGTGCGCGGAGGTAGTGCTACTACCCACTTCCCTATTTGGCATTATGAGATTGAGGACATCCTCGTTCTTAAGAACAACAAAGGAACCGAAGACAACAGAGTAAGAAAGTTAGATTACTCAATTCAGATTAACAAATTATTTTATGAAAGGTTATTGTCTGGTCAAGACATAACTCTTTTCTCGCCTCACGAAGTCCCAGAAGTATACGATGCTTTTTATTCTGGCAACAATGCAAAGTTTAGAGAAGCATACGAAGCGGCGGAAAGAAAGACTTCGATTAAAAAGAAAAAGATTAAGGCAAGAGATTTATTTGGAGATCTTCTAAAGGAACGTGCCGAAACTGGTAGAATTTATATAATGAATATCGATCATGCAAATAGCCACAGTTCATTCAAAGATCCTATTTACATGAGCAACCTTTGTCAGGAAATTACACTTCCTACAAAACCTATTCAACATATCGATGACGAAAATGGTGAGATTGCTCTTTGTATTCTTTCTGCCATTAACGTGGGAATGATCAACCATCTTGAAGAATTAGAAAACTTATGTGACCTTGCTGTAAGAGCATTAGAAGAAATTATCGACTATCAAGGTTATCCAGTCAAGGCTGCTGAAATCAGCACCAAGGCAAGAAGATCTTTAGGTATTGGGTATATCGGCCTTGCACATTATCTTGCCAAGAACAAGGTTAAATATTCAGACAAGAAAGCGTGGAAACTGGTCCACGAGTTAACTGAAGCATTCCAATACTATTTGTTATGTGCTTCAAATGATTTAGCAAAAGAAAGAGGAGCCTGCGAGTACTACAACAGAACCAAGTATGCGGATGGCATCCTGCCAATTGACACATACAAGAAAGATGTTGATGAAGTAATCAAGGCAAGATTGAAATATGATTGGGATGATCTACGCAAGGATATCAAGGAACACGGGCTACGGCACTCGACTCTGTCCGCACAAATGCCATCGGAGAGCAGTTCCGTTGTGTCAAATGCAACGAACGGCATCGAACCTCCAAGAGCATTCCTGTCCATTAAGAAGTCCAAGAAAGGACCTCTTAAACAGGTTGTTCCGCAGTATAACCAACTAAAGAATTTTTATACGTTACTTTGGGATATGCCAAACAATGAAGGATATATCAACATTGTTGCTGCAATGCAGAAATTCTTTGATCAGGCAATTTCGGGTAACTGGAGTTATAATCCTTTACACTATGAAAACAATGAAGTACCTATGAGCGTAATGATGAAGGATATGCTAACCACATATAAAATGGGTTGGAAGACAAGTTATTACCAAAACACTTATGACTTCAAGGGCGAGGAAGATACGGTTCAACCAGCAGGTTTGGAGGAAACGGTAGTTGACACAGAAGTAAATGGTGCTACAATGAACGGTACTATGAATGGTCACGTAAATGGTCACGTAAATGGTCACAGCAATGGTGTTGAGACTGTCCCATCTGAAGAATTGGATGGAGAAGAGTGCGAGGCTTGTAACATTTAACGAGTATATGACGAGAAAGAGAGAGAGACAGACATTGGCTAAAACAGTATTCAACAAGAACAAGGTGGACTTCACCAAGCAGTATATGTTCTTCGGAGAGGATCAAAACACACAGAGATATGATGTGTTCCGTTACCCGGAGTATGACAAACTAAACCAAACCATGCTTGGTTACTTCTGGAGACCAGAAGAAGTTTCTCTTCAAAAGGATAGAGCAGACTACCAAGAATTCCGTGAAGAACAAAAACACATCTTCACTTCAAACTTAAAATACCAAACACTATTGGATAGCGTACAGGGTCGCGGACCTTGCTTGGCATTC